TGGGAGTTCACGGTAATGCCACCCACATGCTCGCAAAACTTTTAAGCGAGAAGTGGTCCGTGACCCCAGGCGCTCTGCATCATGGCTTCGCAGTGCTAATGAACAACCATCACTACCTTGAGCAGTTACTGCCCAAGGGACCTGATGGTGTCATGCTCTGCTACGATTACGAGTATGCTTTCGAAGCGTACAAGCGTCGTTGCCATGTCGTCAATAACAACAAGCTTAGCTTTGTGCCGAAGACGGCGAAGACCCATCGGGTCATAGCTGTCGAGCCGTTGTTGAATGGCTTAGTTCAAAAAGGTATCGATCTTGAGATGCGAAAGCGTCTTAAAAGAGCCGGTATCGATTTGCGAAGCCAAGAGAGGAATCAGCTCATGGCCCGTGAGGGCTCTATTGCTGATGGTGATGAATCCTTTGTGACGATCGACTTATCATCGGCGTCGGATTCTGTCTCGGCAGAATTGGTTCGTTACCTCCTTCCCGACGACTGGTTCCGTCTACTCGATAGAACTAGAAGTAAGTACTACAGCCTGCATGACCTCGTGACGAGGTACAATAAGTTTTGTAGTATGGGCAACGGTTTCTGTTTTCCACTTGAGACACTCATCTTTGCTTCGGCGTGTTTCGCTCTGGGCTGTGGTAAGCCCGGCGTAGATTTCATGGTCTACGGTGACGATATAATCGTCCGAAAGAAACACGCCCCTGGTGTGCTGCAACTGCTAGCACATTGGGGGTTCAAGGTGAACGCGGATAAGACCTTCCTAGAGGGTCCCTTTCGTGAGTCTTGTGGTTCAGACTGGTTCGGCGGTCAGGACGTACGTCCCTTCACGCTTGACTATGCTCTCGACTCGCTTGAGAACTTATTCAAGTTCCTGAACTTGTCGCGGCGCTCTGAAAGAACAGCAATGTTCTTCTCGGGCGTAAGGGGTACAATCGTGAGATTGATCCCCGATAAGTTCCTGTTCTACAGACCCCTTCCAGGGAATGCAGATTCAGGAATAGACGCT